CATCAACAAACTCTGGAATATCGTGACCATCGCTTCGATGCTCTGCTATGTGCTCAAGCATCTCCTCTTCGGTATAGGCATAGAAGGACTTATATATCTCTAAGCTCATCAAGGCACATGCACAGCATTCAATCTCGCCCTTGAGATTTTTAAAGATATACGCATCGGACTCAGTAAATCTGCAGTAGCTCATTTCTTCACTCCGTCTATTAGACTGATCTAGAAATAGATCAAATAAATTATTTCTAAGTCAGTATTATTCTATAAAAGTATTTTTTACATATGGCAATTATTCTTGCCTTTAATTTTTTAGTCGTCGTCATTGGGGGACCACTCTACTTCAAATGTCCCGCACTTGTCTACATTTCGTATCAGGTCTTTCCAAGTCTTGGTGAACTCAAGATTGTCCTCAGAAACCCAGACGCCTGCAATTCCATACCATCTGATTCCGCAGTCGCTACACTTGACTACCGATCCTGGAACAGGTTCTTTCTGCTCTTCCTCTTCGGACTCGTGAGAAGAGATATATTCGTCTAGAGCATTAAGTATGCTTGAGATGAGCTGATACTCTTTTGAGTGCATGCTCACTACAGGACCACCATCTTCTTCATGATTGTCTCCCTCACGGCTCTAATAAGTACTTCGTGATCGTCTTTCGACGCCCCGCTCAGCTTTAACCTCTTCGCCTCATGGACAATACTCTTGTACTCATATGCAATTCCATTGTCCTGAAGATCCTTGAACACCTTTCGACACATTATCGAACGCTTAGTTCTTGTCGATGTTCCGTTCATTCGTCGTCACTGTCCTTCTTCTCGTAGTGATTTTCCTCAGCGCATGTCGGACAGAGAGTCTTAAGCCAATACCCTTGATTATGAATAGATCCGCTTTCTGAGCAGATCTCGCATGTACGAGAGGAAATGTCCTCGTACTCTCCGACAATCTCATTCATCTGTCGATAAAGATCTTGTCTTCTCAATCTCTCTGGCTCAAGATCTTCCATCTGCTTCTTATATTCTTCACTGTCAAAGATAGGCATGTACTTCGTGTGAAACCACTCAGACAGTTGATACTGCTGGTCAAGCGTTCTAGTCTCATTCATTCTCATATACTTTGGATTGATAGCTCCAGGAGCAGGACGAGATGCCTCTGCGTCGATTATGCATTGCGGCTCTGGATTTGGAATTTCAAAGTAATATCGAAGCGTTGCGTACTTCTCCTTTACCTGATGAATTTCATAGTCAGAACAGATCTCTGACAACTTGCCATCAAGCTCAACGAGAAGCGGATACCAACCTTTGTCGCAGCTGATCCATCTTCCCCAGTTCAAGGGAATTCTCTTGAGGATATTGCTCAGTCCTTCCCTAAACTCACCAGCGTCTTCGGGAATGTGGTACGAGTTGAGCATTGCGTCCAGATCAATCGGGTCGTCTGGATAGTCAGATGACACTGTTGTCATTTGTCCCCTCCTTTACATTTTTAAATTCTTGGCACATGTTCTTCCTGTGCATGTCAACAGAATGTACCATCACCTTCTGACATCTTGAGCATTCAATTCGATATCTGCACACGTCGTACCAGAATCTTGATTTCGTTTTGTCTCTTGCTCTATCAGAACAGGAGATAGACATATCAATGTATCCAGAGAGTATGCTCCTGCTATCAATAACGATTACTGGATCGTGCTCTCTTCCAACTTTTCCCTTGCACCAGCGAGTCTTGTCCTTTCCGCCTCGTGGTGATGGCTTCTGATCAAGATCATCTTCTGGAAGGTACATGACTAGAAGGCGCTCCTCTTTCGCGCCTTCTTTGATTGCACTTCAGCTACGCACTTTCGGCAGTGCATTCGGTTATAAGAGTCATAGATGAAGTCCTCTTCGTCAACTGTGTCGTGACCGTTGATGCACTTCTTGAAGATGCTTACCTGCTTCTTGCGACTCACTTGAGAAATCCTTCCTTCCTAGACCTAAGGACCCATCTGGCAACGGTGTTGTGTGGTGCTCCTGTTTCACTGGCAATTGAGACAAGAGGTCTCTCGTTTCTTGCAAGTGAGTCAAGATAGTAAGTAGCTATAGATGTAAGAAATTGCTCATCAAGAATTTTCCCTGGACCGACAATCTCTGGTCTTGACTTCATCGGCTCCAAGACTTTGTTGTTCCTGATAAGAATTTCTATGGCTCCTAGCGGTAGCTTTCTCAGGTCTCTTGCAGAGACGACTCCCTTCGACGAAGAGATGATGGAGACGTTCTTTATTAAATCTTTCTTGACTTCGATCTTTATCGATCCATCGAACTCCGAGTAGGCAACCTGAAACACTCCGGGATCTTTTGTTTCACTTACAGCAATGCGCTCTGCCATGTGCTACTCCTTGTCCTTTATATCTAGGGGGACCTGACAGCATCCGTCGCAGCCGTGAACAGACTCGTATCGGTCGGACGACTTTGGATCGTCAGGGTCGGGGTGGCCGATGCCGTGTGGGCAAATCCGCTCCATCAGTCCGCGATCACCTCGCCAGTTCTGTGGCCACTCGCTCATGTGATGCGGGGATGGATTATGGATGCAACACCAATATCCATAGCACTTCTCTTTCTTGTGCGTGTAGATGACATCTCCACCTACGAGCGTGTTCCGCTCTAATGCCTTTTCTCTGTGAATCACCATGCTGCTCACTTCCTCACTTTGTCATGATCGCGAATATAACGATCATCGCTATACCGACTATGCATGCAATGACTACATATACAGACGTAGTTGTGTCTTTTCTGTACCCCATATGAAAACCTTATCATTGATCAGGCAAAGAAAAAACCCCCGCTTTCGCGGGGGCTCTTCCTTGGCTTCCTAGAAGCATCCGGTCCCTGGGATCTGGTGCTTCCAGTGATGGATACCCTTTCCGTTTCGGAGGGCGGTGTAGAAAGCGCGGTCCTGCCAATAGCGAGACCACTTGTGGATCGGAACCTTGCGGAGCTTCTTCGCCTCGCTTATAAGGCCGTCGCCTGTCTGCTTTGACTCGTCTATGAACATCCAGACGAGTCCGTCGCGCCAGTTGTTATCAAGGAACTGGTAAGCGCCACGAGCTGATGATGTCTTATTGGCTGCGCGATACCGGAAATTTGATTCTCTCTTCATGATGCATACCCTGAGGTCACGCCACTTTTGGTCCCACCAGATACCGCGATACAGACTAGGCATCCAACCTTCCATGTCTTTCGCTACTGGGGAGAATGCCTTGCGAGCCTCTGCGCTCATGAACCGGGACTGACCGGAAGAAGGAACTCTCTTGGCACTCGCAGCAACAGTGTATGTCTCTTGTGTCAAGCTGGCTGCTTCAACCGACAGGATCGGATTGATAGCTGATGCCTGACTCTCGGGTGGAGCAAGGTTTTGAGATCTAGTCACTGCGTTGGCGGCGGTCGCTGCCAGCATGACTGTGGATAGCGCTATACTTATCACGCCCAACTTCCGGGTAATATGCCTCATTGCTTTTTCCTTTCGTGGTGGTTTGGTTCTAGTTATGTAGGCAACATCAAACACACCCCTTGCTTCAAGTGAGATGAGGCAAGGGGTGTGTTGTTTTTATGTCGTTTTTACCGTGAATCCGTATTTGCGACCGAGCTTCCTCAAGGACTCAGCGCCGGGGATTCCGTCTGCATCGGCTCCTGTGTAGCCGAGCTTCTTCTGCCACTTCGCGTAGGCAGTCTTTGTCGCTGCATTGAAGGTGGGACTCGCCTGCTTGGCTAGTCCAACCTCCTTATGCAGAGCCTCCTGAACGATCCCTATTGAGTCGTTCTTCTTGCGAGGCTGAACATCCAGCAGTCGAACTACTGGCTTCGGTGGTGTTGGTGGCTTGGGAGGAGTCGGTGGCTTCGGCTTCGGCACCGTGACGGTCGGGGCTGGCGGTTGCGGCGCTGCCTTTCTATACACGTCGATGGCAGTGCGGATATCCGAAAGCGGAATGCCAACGTCTATCTTTCGATTAGGAGCCCAGTCGCGGTGACGGATCGCAGCTTCTGTGTCCCACTTCATGAGATCGAACAGGGCGGCGCAGAACTTCGCGGTAGCAACAAACTGGGCAGGATTCATTCCCCACTTCGGGGTCTGAACATCCTTCTTGTTGATCTTCGTCGTGGACGAGGCTTCGATCTCTATTCCGATGAGGGAATAGTTGCCGAGGTCCTTTGGGATCGTCGTGCCATTCACGCGCAACGGTCCACCGACTCCTGCGTGATACGCGCCTCTACCGGCAATGATCTGCATGAAGCCATCTCGTCCGACGACGATGTGGCATGCGCGAGCATCACCGGAATACTGACCGGGGAATCGGCACCAGTTGAGGGACGGCATATTGCCGCCTGCGAGGCTGCCTGTTCCGGTGTGGTGCCAGACCACGCCAACCGGGTCAAATCGGCTGCCGTAGGGATCTACGTCAAGCCAAGTGCTGTCAACCTGAAATCGGACACCGGCCTTCTCCGCTGCCTTCACTAGGTTGTTCGGGTTCCACGCCATGCGCTTAGCCCTCCTTTGTTCTGCCGTACTGCGCGGGACCTTCCCGCCTCGTCGTGCTTCACGCTGGAATGCGTAATGCGTCCGTAAATCGTACCAGACAAGCGAAAACCTGTTGCTCTGACAAGATACATGGTCGGTCGGTCAGGTGCAAAAACCGTACCGAAACCGGCACGTTCGTGCCGGTTTTTCGAACACTACACTCTATCATAGGCGACCCTGCTGGAGTGCTTTCAGGGACATCAAACTTGTCTAGTGCTAGACAAGTTTGGAGGGGGTCGGGAAGAAAAGTATAGGAATGTATAAGCCTTTATAAGGCCGACTTCTGTGGTTCTTGGGGAAGATGGGGGGACTAAAGAAAACTATTCAACCTATTTTTTCGGAGCTTCGTCGGGGCTGTGCATCATAGAAAATTACTTACACCAAAAAGTTGTTCAAAAATTTTGACGGAAATTTTTACTGCCACAAAAAAATCGTTTGAAAATGGAATTTGGTGTAAGTAACAACTATACAACTACGCTTACTATATGCAATATGAACTTTTGGCCTACTACGCGCATGCGCGTGCGCGTGCGCAATACTGGAAAATAGTTCAGATTGCTTATAGCAACCGTAGATACATAGTTTTTCTTATTTTCTAAAGTATTTTTAGCTATTTTTAGCAGGTTTTGGGTTTATTTTTGCTAATCTTAAGTATTTAGTCATATAGAACTACTTTTTCGGGGTGTACCATGTGCTCATGGCTAACTACTACGACATGGACGGGAATCAGATCACTCTTGAGGAGTGGTCAAAGATTTTCGAGAGCAATGACCGCTTCCTTGCGTTTGACGTACTTGACAACTCTCCGTACGAGGGGAGATCGATTCGACTGTCAACTGTCTGGACCGGACTCGCGTGGGGCTTCGAGGGTGACACTGCCCCGCAGATCTTCGAGACGATGGCGTTCTTTGAGGACTCGCATCCTGGGGTAGATCTCGGATGCTGGAGATGGTCTACGCAGGAGATGGCCCTTGAGGGGCATCGTGAGATCCTTGAGCGCATTCGTGATGGGCTGGAAAGGCTGTACATGCCCATCGATGATCTCTGAGACAATTTGTGCTGATGGGAGAGTCGTTCTGCTTCTGGCAACTCGTAAGAGTTCCGGGGTCAGGTGAGGACGGGAAGGAACTTCAGTATGAATCTCGGAGATATATTACGATCTTTCCAGATCTCATTGAAATTCAGCTTCACGTTTCCTCCGGGCTCTGACGATCAGGACCGGAGTTCGACAGAGAATTCAGAATTCTCGTCATTCGATGCTCGGGGAATTCCAACTGCAGTCTGTCCTGCGTGCGGCGACGGATGGTTCATGGTTCCCGTGTCGTTTGACGAGGAGACATACGAAGTCGATGCATGGGCGCTGGAAGGGACGTGCATCGGCTGCGGAACGGAAGTGACGGTCTGTTGTCCTGTTGACATCGAAGAACGATTGGAAGGTTTGTCAGATGGTTGCTAGATCGATCAACGGATGGGAAGCGCCTCCATCTCGAAAGCAGGTCTTCAAGATTCCTGGGACGAACCGGAAGCTGACTTTGGATCCTGACGCAGGAAGAATCCTCACGGCTCTGGCGACTGACTATCACCGGACGGTTCGCAGACTTGATATCGGAGCAGTCGATGAAGCGGGTTCGTCGTTTCGGATGGCTCGGGGAGCATCAGACCAACTTTCAAATCATGCGTCCGCTACGGCTATTGACTTGAACTGGACTGAGGAGGGGGCTCAAGGATCGTCTCGTGGAGCGAAGTTCTTCGCGCAGGCAAAGCATCGTCTTGCCATAGAGACGTTGAAACGACGTTATGGAAAGTGGGTCCAGTGGGGAGGGGACTGGAGAGCGAAGGATTACATGCACTGGGAGATTCGACCGGGAATCAGCAGGACGGAGATTCAGGCTGCATGCATTCTGCTTGGCATTGACGAGGACGGAGTGAGAGCAGATGCCGTACTTGGATCCTCAACGAAGTCCTGAGCTTGTCCGTGGGGCCGCAGATGCCCTGATGAAGTCTTGGTTTCCGGACCCTGAGGTGCAGCCGGTGGGGGAAGACTTGGACAACTGGCTGGAGATAGCTGTCGAAGATGCAGAAGTTGTCTTGAGTTGGATACTTGACAACCTTGATGAGCAGGATTAATGTCTTGCTCGTAGGCAATGACGAAAGGAGTTCAAGTGACGATTAGCTTCTGGGATGCAGGAGTCATAGCCGGATGGATGATTATCTGGTTCATGGCCTTTGCTCTCGTCTTTGGGATTCTCGGAGCAGTGGTCAGGCGCAGAAGGCAGCGCAACGAGGTGTACGAGCGGCTGCGTAGGGCAGTCAAGACAGAAGATGAGTTCAATCGAATCATCAAGACAATGACGGACGGAGAGACAAAATGAGCACGGCACAAGATGCACTGAAGGCAATGGGTCTTACGACAGACGAAGTGATACAGGTTGACTCAAACCTGAGGACGCGACCAGCGAAGCGTGACGGACGAGTCTGCCTCTGCGGTCACGGTGTGTCGAAGCATACGATTGTTGAAGTTCCTGGCAGGGAGACAATCTCGTCTTGCAAGCCATCGAAGATGGACTGCCCTTGCAAGAAGGTCAGACCAGTCATCGACGTTGAGGACACTCGCCCATTTCTGCGAAAGACGATGGGCTCTGGTTCAATGCACGCACTCTCTCGCGGCCTTGCCGTTCTTGCCGAATCCGGAAAGAGCGCTGACTGGATTGTCGATCTCGTGTGTGACCGCTGCGAGAAGAAATCTGATTCGCTGTTTCCTGTCCCAGTTACGAAGGATGGGCGAATCGCAACGGATGCGACAGGGTACGACGCACTGCTCTGTCCTAAGTGCCGGAAGGAAACATGAGCGTTGTCTGCGCTGCACTCTTGATAGCAACTCCGATTGTCGGAGCGATCATGCTTGTTATCTTGTCAGTGATAATTTCATAAGAGGAGTACGGTTATGTTGAAGGTGACGACTCTTCATGGGACGTATTACCTGATCGACTTGATAGAGGGAAAGGCGAAGCGCGTCCGAGGCGAAGGCCGAGGAGAGATGCTTGGAGACGGTGAGTGGTTCTCGTTCTCTGGACTGCATTCGTATGACCGAGATACGAATACTCACGGCGACGAGATTGAAGTTGGGAAGAGCATGTTCTTCACTGTCAACGGTCCACGAGATTACGACTGGAGAATCAGTAGCAATGTTTCCTCAATTGAGGAAGCTGAACATGACTCATGACCCGCTCTGCCCGTTTGCACAATGGGATGACGAACAATGCTTTCAACGTGATGCTGGTGTGCTGCTATGCGACCTCATCGCCAAGGTCCGCGAGGACACGCTCGCTGCTGCCGTGCAGCGGGTGGAGGCGTTGCGCTACGGGCCGCAGGAAATGTACGAAGTCGCGGATATGTACCACGCGGCGATAGCCGCTATCAAGGGAGATAGGCCATGAGTGAGCATCTACCGGAATGCGCCGACCCTGGTGTCATGCCGCACGCGATTGACTGCTTCTGCGCTGTGATACGCGCCTGCGAGCAGCGGGTGATATCCGAGGCCGTGCAGCGGATAAAGGAACTGCCGTGGAGCGCCGAGAACTGGATGGCGTTCGATGAGCGAGCCGCCATCCTCGCCGCGATCAAGGGAGATCGGGTATGACCCACGATCCGCTCTTGTCTGCTTTGTAGTGCAGACCCAATGGGAGATACCTGTAATGAAATACAGATTTAGATAATGCCCTCAGTGCGACTTCACTCCAGGAAAGATCATGACTCACGATCATCTATGTCCCAACTTCAATCACTATGAGGACTGCCTCTGCTGCGAGGTGTCGGCTCCATGCATTTATTGTGGGGTGATTGCCAAGACCCGCGAGGACGAGCGAGAGAGGGCGGGGATTGAGCAGACAGTCCCGTCGTACGAGTACCCGTTCACGACGGCAGTCACGGTGAGACAGGTCATGCCTGAGATGACATACATGCAGCGGTGGTCAAAGTCATATGGGCATGCCTATCAAGGAATGACTGGAGACCGTAGCGATATGATACAGAATCCAGAAGGTGAATGGGTTCGTCTCAGTGACGTAGAGTCAACTATCGAAGCATTAGAGGAAAAGCTTAGCCAGTTCCAGCAACACGAGGGCTGCGACGCTGCGGGACTTGCGGAAGGCTATGACAGGGGCCAGCAGGAGATGCTTGCAAAGTGCATCTCAGTGGTTCAGGAGGTAGTGAACAATCGCATTCATGACTTTGCCACCTGCAGCAAGGATGACGATTGCGCCTCTTTTGTCTACCCAGCTGACATCATGGGAGATGACATACTTTCTGCATTGAATTCACTGCAGGAAAGAGCTGCTATCAAGGGAGATCAATCATGACAAGTCACGAGGATGAGGCTGCTCAACTATACGAGCACGGCTGTGAGATAAAGTCTGACATTCTGGAAGTGATAGATCAGATGATCCGAGAGTGGGAAGACACAATCGGAGACGAGGACACAACCCTGTACTCGCTCAGCCTGCGTCGTCTGAAGGATCGCATCACAGGAACCTCAAGCATCTAGGACTCACATGGCTACGAAGATGGCTCTTGCTGCTCTTACCTTTGTAGCATTTGGATTCGTTGCTTGGATTTGGAACCGAGACAAAGGAGAAGGCAAGTGAGCAAGAAGCCTGAGCCTGGAACGATTTATGTTCCGCTAAGCAAGGCCGAGATTGTTCATCTCATAAGACTTATGCAGTTGGTTGGCTTTCACGAGAAGCGAGAACTTTCTGAGTCAGTTCGAAAGAATCGAACGGAGTACATGAAGATCATGGGCAAGATCATGAAGAAGCTACGGATCGGCCTGGAATCGTAGTTTTCGTTGTTTTTCTATAATGGACCTTGCATTTAGGTGCAGGGTCCATTATACGTTTTGTTTGTATAACACCTAAAACCTGGCGACTCTCTCCATTCACCCAAAAATTCTCCACAAAACAATCCGCTACCATTCACAAAGAAAGTAATCCGGATTGATTGGAGACTTGCAAATGCTATATGACATTAGATTCTGGAGAGCGGCAGGCGAACGCGCTGCAAAGACAGCAGCTCAAGCCGCCATCCTTGCCATCCTAGGCAGCGGCATGATGTCCGCTGAGGCAGTGAACGCCTTTGAGATCAACTGGCCCGTCGTACTCGGATTCGCCGTCGGCGGCGCGGTTCTGTCCGTGCTCACGTCCGTGGTATCCGCGAACTTCGGAAAGAATGCCGGACCTTCGCTAGCTGACGAGACAATCGAACCCGATCCGGTCATTGTCGAAGTTGAGGCGCAGCCGAAGACCGCAGCTGGAGCTAAGAAGCGAAACTGATTTCGATGTTACAGCTGAGCTCAAGCTCCCCCGGAGCAGATTACGAACTCGAAGACGGCGAGCCGCTGGAGCTCGCCGTCGATGAGTCGTATGACTTGCGGCCCGATCTCACGGATCTCGGAATCGTGGAGATGGAGCGCGGCGTCTGCGAGGACACGTACGAGAACCGCTCTATATTACGGCGTGCCAAGCTCCAATGGCAGCCCGTCTATGACCAGAGCGGCGTGCCGACCGGCATGATCGCGGCCCGCTCAGCGGAAGCCATGAAGGAGCGACGGATCCAGTCTCTCGCTGAGAAGAAGCCGCTCCTCTCCGATCCGTCAAATCGCAACTCTGACTACATCACCGGCCTGGAACTCCTCCTCGAAGACAAGGCACTCGCCCTCGTTCCACCGTGGGTAGTCGGCGCGACAAAGGCATGGCGTGCCGAGCAGGAAGCTGGCGGCCCGCCTACGCAACGGCGAGCTCCCAAGGGCCTGCCACATCGCTGCCGCATCGTAAAGTCGGACGGTATCCGGTGCATGCTCTGGGCATCAGGCCGACCGAAGGATGACGGCTTGTGCCGTATCCACCTCCGCAATGTTCGCAAACCCGGCGAGGACGTAGAGCGTGCCCGCCGCAAGCTCATCCAGGCCGCACCGTATGCCGTTGATGTCCTCGAAGACCTGATGGAGAACGCCGAGTCCGAACCGGTTCGACTCAAGGCGAGCACCGAGATCCTTGACCGTGCAGGCGTGCGGGGTGGCCAGGACCTGAACGTGGAAGTTGAAGTGACGATGGGTCGGCCCGCCGCCCAGGTGATAGCCGAGCGGCTCGCTAGGTTGTCGGACGGAGCTCGCGCAATTGCGAATGCGTCTGCGATGTTGGCGAGTGGTACGGCGGAAGAGCTCGTTGAGGGAACTTCCGAGGAAGATATCGAAGATGCAGAGCTCGTCGAAGACAGCGACAGCTTCGAAGACCTAGACCAAGAAGCAGCTGGAGCTTGATATGCCATCCGCAACAATCGAACAAGTTCGCGAAGCGGCCCGCGAGCTGGTTGAATCACTCATGTCCGATATCCCGCTATGCAAAACTCGTGAGGAGCACATCCGAGTGACGGCCCGAGCGAATGCCGCAGCTGCGCTGTTCAATGAGCTCAGCTCCGGAGAAATGCAATTGCGTTTTGAAGTTGAAGGACAAAACGGACAAACCTGACAAAACTGACAAAACTGACAAGAGGAGGGGCGGCCCGGAGTGACAATCGGATGGCATTGCGATCTTGACAGCTGCGACAGCTGGACCAGGCACGGATACAAGCACGGGTTCCTGAAGATCAAGGACGGCCCGAGCAGTGAGTTGCATTTCTGCTCCTGGGACTGCATCCTTAAGTTCTCCGCGAAGTTCGATCCCGTGGAGATAGTTTCCGAATAGTTCGGCAAGGGGCGGTAGCTCAGCTGGTCAGAGCCCCCGACTCATAATCGGGTCGTCGTCGGTTCAAGCCCGACCCGCCCCACCCCTGCATAACGGTTTGATAACAAACCGGCCTGCCCTGCGAAGAATGCCCCCTTTGGATGCCTTTTTCATTTGACGGCCTGATGAGTACTTCAGTGTCAGATCAGTCAGTGAAGTAACCGATACGGATACAAGGGAGTGCGGATATGAAAGTTTCTGGGGTGCTGCAGACCATGGAGGGCCTGGACGCAAGCCGCCGGGTCGGCTGGGCGAGATACTACGAACTTCTGGAAATTAACCGGGAGCTGACCGAGCTACTCGAACAACTTTCAAACGGCGTGATCTTCCATCCCCGGATCCACTCCCAGGACGAAATCCTGGAGCTCGCACGGAGATGTCTTTCCAAAAGTTCCTGACAGTGCGGCCCGAGTTCCTGACGGTGCGGCCCGCGAGCCAAACACCGGGGGGTATCAACTTCATCAAGCCATTCGAACGTTTGGTGCATTCGTAAAATCCTTGACAGTCCTTGACAGTGCGGCCCGCCCCTGGCTACGGTTCAATAATGCAAACATTCCTGCCGTTCAAGAGTTTCTACAAGACCGCCGGATACCTGGACCGCATGCGGCTCGGGAAGCAACGGGTCGAAACATTCCAACTCCTCCGCGCACTCAACGGCGAGACGAAGGGGTGGGTGAATCACCCAGCCGCAGTGATGTGGCGAGGGCATGAGGCGAGCCTCGCTATGTACGGATGCATCATCTGCGACGAGTGGAAGAAGCGCGGGTACAAGGACACGATGACGGAGCGGATAGCCGCGTACTTCGATGTCTTCGGCAAGCCATCCGATTGCGGCCCGCCGCCGTGGTTGGGAGATAAAGACTTCCACCGGAGCCATCAGTCCAATCTCATTCGAAAGATGCCCGAGTTCTACTCCTCGAAGTTCCCAGGAGTTCCGGATGATCTCCCGTACATCTGGCCAGTGCTAGCGGTGCCGTGATGGGATGGATATCAATATCAACAACCCGATACGACGGAGCAGCTTGGCTCGTGGTCTTCGAGCCCGACATTGGAGCTCCTACTTCCGCAGCGTTTGTGGACCTTGAGTCCGCCCAGAGCTTCGCCATCCAGGTAGTTAATGATCATGACGGCGGGGATCGAACGGAGATCTCCTGGAGGATTCACGGAGATGTTCACTACGCCAGTGTGTGAGGTTTGCTGATTAGTTGACATAGTCTGTCATTAGTGCAATACTCGAATTCGTAAGACCTAATGACGGAGGGACAGACATGCAACTCAAGATGACGAAGGACCGTAAGACGGCCAACGCTGTGAATGCGGCGGGAACCCTGGCAGCCATGCCGAACACCTTCGGACTCCCGGCGGGAAGCGAGTATTCATGCGGCGGGATGACGGAGGTCTGCGGCGAGGTCTGCTATGCAGATCGAATCGAAGACGTGTTCCCCTCAGTGCGACGGCTTGTCATGCACAACTGGGAACTTCTGAAAGATGCAAGCCAGGACGAGGCGGCTCGGCTTCTGGACGGAATGCTCGAAGACTTCGAGCGTCAGTGCGACAAGCGCGGCGCGGAGAAGATTTTCCGCATTCACTGGGACGGTGACTTCTTCTCGGAGGACTACGTACGGGCGTGGATCCGAGTGATCCAGAAGTATGGCCAGGTCCAGTTCTGGGCATACACCCGGCAGGCTTTCGCTGTTCGACTCCTGGCTAATGCGAATCTTCCGAATCTCGGCCTGTACTTCAGTGCCGACCGGGCGAATATTCGTGTTGCGGAGGCCATGCGGAAGACCTACGGCGTGCGGCTCGCCCTGCTCGGTAATACTTTCCAGGAAGGCCAGGAAGTGATGAAGTCGATTACCGGCAAGCCGGGTGGCAAGTGCCCGGAGAACGCCGGTAGGCTCCCGCTCATCTCCAAGGACGGCTCGGCGTGCAAGCGCTGCGCTCTGTGCATCACCGGGAAGGCCGACGTGGTCTTCTCTGCTAGCAAGTCATAGTGACGAAAGGACAACGGCATGCCTATCTACATCGAAGCAGAAGAGCCAGACGGCACGGCCTACCGGTGGGTGACCGACTCGGACTCGCTAGACCGGATCATTGAGATGCTGGGAGAACCGGAAACAATCCGATGCTAGAACTAGTTCTATTGATACTTCTCTGCGTGATCTCGTACAGGATTGAGTCACTCTCCAAGCCTCCTAAGAAAGAGAAGTGACGATCTTGCTATCAAGGAAAGGTGTGACTAGGCTCTTCCTTGATAGCAACAACTGAATACGTCCTGCGTTAAGAGTGTCCAGGGAGGCAGCACGCAGGATCACGGGGAGTATCGGCGCGGTCTTATAAGCCGTGGATCAAAATGCCGTAGCCTGGGCCACGCGGGTTCGAATCCCGCCTCCCCGACTCAGCACTCACAGAACTTGACAAGGGCCTGAGACCCTCTCTATAATGGGACTTGTCAGGCGGGGATATGCGACCAAGACGACTCGCTTCCCCACCTGACACCTAACAACAAACAGACGGGAGAAGGCAATGGGCCTTGATATGTACCTGTACTACCGCAAGTCCGTGAGCGGCTACGAGTTCACGGGAAACTCCGACGAGTACCGCTCCTTGGTGGAGGCGGCTGGCCTTGGAGATATTGCTAGCAAGACTTCTCCGTACGCCACGGTTGAGGTTACGGCGATCTACTGGCGCAAGGCCAACGCGATCCACGGTTGGTTCGTTCGGGAACTCGGCGGCGGCGTGGATGAGTGTCAGGAGATCCCGGTTCCTCGCAAGAAGTTGGTGGAACTGCGTGACCTCTGCTTCGAGGCACTCAGCGTTCCGGCGGGTAAGACGCTGGCCGACCACGCGCCTAGCGTTCTCCCCCCAGCCGATGGGTTCTTCTTCGGCTCCACGGCGATTGACGACTGGTACGTCAAGGATCTGGAGCACACGATGGAGGAGATCGACAGGCTCCTGAGCCTCATCCCCGACAACAACGAGGGATGGGACTGGAACTTGTGCTACCGGGCTTCTTGGTAGTACACTAGACGGCAGCGGCCCGGAAGGGGCGGGGAATCTCCGACCGGGCCGCTGCTACCAAGACAAGACGGAGGGACACCATGAAGCGCATTGAGACCTACTACAACCTGCACAAGGGCTGCCTCTCGTTCCGCGAGATCGGAGGGCGCGTCCAGCACGCGGAGGCAGTCCACCTAACTGACGTGAACTTCGCCGTGCAGCCAGCGGGGCGTCAGAAGGTGCTGTCGGAGAATCGAAAGAACGTCCACGCATTCGTTCGCGGCGAGCCTAACTTCATCGTTCGGCTCGGGGATGAGATCGCGGCGTCGTCGCTTGACTCCTGGCTTGCTATCAAGGGAGGAAGCATCTGGGAGAACGCGAGGCGCGTCACCTACAACCCGTACAGGTACGAGACCTTCGTTTACGAGGAGTCGGGAGAAGCCGTGCTCTTTGCGAACGAGGTCATCATCCTCGGCAAGAAGATCTGGGAGTTGGCATGAGCACGCCCTGGCATGACTACAAGCAACGGGCAGCAGAACTTGAGAACTGCGAATGGTGCGGTCAAGACCTAAGCGAACTCAAGTCACCCAACTGCCAAGAACTATGTATCGACTGCACAGGAGAGGGACTATGAACAAGAACAAGTTCGCGTGCGACGCCTACGGATGCGACACCTCCGTGCGAGGCATGGAGATGTTCGACCAGGCGGGCTTCATACATCTGTACTGGATGGGGAAGTCGAAGTACTACTGCTCGTTCCGCTGCCTGGGATCCTCGCTGGAGTTGACAACGGCGAGCAGCCTCACTACTGTTTAGACCTGATCGGGACAGAGGCTCCCCCCGTGCCCATCCCGATCAATCGGCCCGCTGGAGTTCTCCCCCGTCCTCCGGCGGGCCGAACCCTTTTCTTGATAGCAAGAGGACGGCGTGCAAGTCATGCTCTATAATGAATCCACAAGCAGTCACAAAGACGGAGGGAAGACATGGCAGTCCACACATTCGAAGACCTGATGCAGCACGTTGGGCATGATGTCCATGTTTCGAGGTACATCAGTTTCAGCGAGGACGGCACGCAGGCAACTGTGAACGTCGCAATAGAGTGCGAAACTTGCTACACAGTGCTCGTTGACTTCGAGAATCCAAACCGGGAAGGAAAGACCAAGAAGTTGGTCTGTTCTGCCTGCGGATCGGACGAAGTGTTTTATGATGCGTACGTCGGCGTGAATAACGACAATGACGTTCGTAGATTTGACGCGGTGTTCTGCGATAACTGCGGCGGGGAAACCAGCCTGAAGACGGAGGAGCAAGATGCCTAACTGGGTATTCAACAAGGTGTCGATCACAGGCGACGAGCACCTGATCGACAGCATCTTCAATAACGTACAGAAAGATGATTCGGTGATCTCGTTCTGGAACATCAAGCAGCCAACCGGCGAGGAGTTCCAGAAGTATCAGGACTCGCTCGGCACGCCCGGAGTAATGCCGTTCTGGTACGACTGGAACAACGAGAACTGGGGTACGAAGTGGGATGCGTCCAACGCCGAGTTGCTGCGCCGGGATATCGGCGTGGTGGAATACAGGTTCGACACGGCGTGGAGTCCACCGCTGCCCGTGCTTACACACCTGAGCGAGCAGTATCCCGGCGTGGAAGTAGTCCTAGACTGGGAGGAGGAGCAGGGCTTCGGAGGCCAGTTCCGATTCAGCAACGGCGAGGCAAACGAGGAGTCGTGGTATGACATTCCATACTCGCATGCGGAGATGGTGGAGCGCGGCAAGGTAGACGAGTGCCTTTGTTCGTGGGCTGATGATCCGTCAGACTTCTACAGTGACTGTCCCACGTCAGACTTCTTCTGGTACAAAGAGAAGAATGGGAACGAAGATTTCCCAAGCGATGAACTAGAGATTGAGGTGGTGTCATGAGTGACGGCGCGGTGCTGAGCATGTCTTACTTCGCTGCTGACGGTAACTACGGAGATGCGGCTGGCCTGACGGTGGTGGACACCACCAACTGGACGGATGCAGACTTCGGGATGCTTGACGGTGTTTCCGACTGGGACCGCCCGAAGGCGGCGCGGTTGATCTCAGAGTGGGTGGAGAAGGGTCGCACGGACGAGTTCGACTCGTACTTCGCACGGCTGGGGATCGAACGGACATGACTCCCGGCGAGGCGAGCGATATCGCACAGCAGATAATCGACCTGAACAGGAAACTCCAGAAGGCGTACCCGTGTCCTGAATGCAAGGGGATGGGCGTGGAGACTGGAATGGATGAGTGGTACGGATGGCATCCATGCGAACCGTGCTTCGGATGCGGCTGGGTCATCCCAAGTGAGGATGTGTGGGACGTGTCCATAAGTCCTACCGACTTGGCTGCGATCTACACAGCGCCGTCCTCGCTTGAACTTCCACACTTGATAGCAAAGTTGCCCGAGGAGGGCTGAAACAACAATCAACAGAAGACGCCCTAGGCCAACAGGTCTAGGGCGTCTTTGCTGTCTGGCGGTGGGGGCTACATAAAAAACGTTTTTTATGTTCGCCCTGCCACCGCCGCCGCGACACGCTGGACACTTCTTTACTTGATAGCAAAGTTCTGACTGGCACTCCGCCATCAACTTTGCGACACAATGACAAAGATTTGACACTTGCTCTCTGTTGCTGTACGTTCTTCCTTGTTAGCAAGTCCACGACAACAACAAGGGAGGATGAAGTGGACACGAAAGATCCGAACAAGCCCGTTCAGGGGATCGCCCTCTACGGTGAGTTCGTCCGTGACTCTGCGACCACGCAGATCATCATCACGCCGCAAGGCTTCGATGAGGCAGGAAAGCCCGTTCATGCTTGCCTGATTCGTCGCACGGTTTCGGAACACACGCCGCGAAAGCAATGGCGTTTCGCTTGGCTTGAGACTGGCACCTCTGCTGGCAACATCGACAAGTGGGTTGCTGATGGCGCGTCCTTTGACGAGGCCAAGGAGACTTACGCCGATTACTGCATGCGTCACGGGAGGTCGCTCTTTGACCAACTCCTGCGGGGCGGTTGGCAGATGCCCAACGACCCAATCTTGGTTGAGGTTTCTCGTGCAGACATGACCAAGATTCACGAGTGCGTCACGCCAACAAAGTTGCTCTATCGGATCAACGCCTGTCGGACTGCAAAGGGCTACCCGGCAGATGTCATTCGGACCACGGCTTCGGCCACGGTCTAGTTGCTATCAAGGGAGGATGGGAAAGACATGCTTTCTGAACACTTTGAGAAGTTGGGCAGCCCGTCAGAAGCGCCGGTGCCCACGACCTACTGGCCGCACCTCGTGGATGTGCTGGCTCAGGTGAGCGATCCTGATATCGCTGCACGACTGTCGGCGCAGGTTCTGCCGCAGGGCCGCTTCATTGAGCGGTCCACCGGGCCACGCAAGGCACGGACTCCCCGTGCCACCGTCGTGGAGGTCATGGAGGACGGTGAGGGTGTCCACACCCGACCCAACGGCTCCGCGTATCACTCGCGGCTGTGGGGCGAGCACTCCGATGTGCTGGCTCTCCGCAAGGCACGCGAGGCTACGTCGCAGGCGTTCAGCGAGGGCAAGGGTTCTCCGATGTTCTCGCTGCTCTACGGCGCACCGGGCTGTGGCAAGACCGCGCTTGTGGAGGCGGCGTTCGGGGACAGCCTGTTCACGATCCTTGGCACGGGCGACACGGAGGTGGCCGACATGATCGGCGGCTACGTCCAGACCCCATCGGGCGGTTTCGAGTGGGTCGATGGTGACCTGATCCGCGCTGCGGAGACTGGCGGCGTCTACTTCATCGACGAGATTGGCCTGATCGACCCCAAGGTGCTGTCGGTCGTGTACGGACTCATGGACGGGCGACGCGAGATCACGGTCACCGCCAACCCTGAGCGCGGCACGGTGAAGGCGCACCCCGACTTCTACGTCGTGGCTGCGACCAACCCGAACGCTCCCGGCGTTCGACTCAGCGAGGCGCTGCTCTCGCGCTTCACGTTGCAGGTCGAAATGACCACAGACTGGAATCTTGCGCGGAAGTTGGGCGTGGGCACCACGATGGTGACTGCTGCTCAGAACCTCGCCAAGAAGCAGGCAAGCCACGAGGTCTCGTGGGCACCGCAGATGCGCGAGTTGCTGGCCTTCCGCGATATCAGCGAGACCTTCGGCACGCAGTTCGCAATCTCAAACATCCTTGCCGCAGCGCCGGAAATGGACAGGGCCGTCGTGGCTGACGTTCTCTCCCGCGCTTTCGGTTCGGAGTGCAAGCCTGCCAAGATCTAAACCATCCTCCCCGGTCTTGGCGGTGGTGGGCGGGGGGCCATTCGGCCCCCCGTCTACCTGATAGCAAGGGGAGTGTGCTAAGGTGTCAATACCTAGTCAGGGACGACAGGAAGAAGGGACAAGGAAATGGGACACTTCAAGACTGGCGCGACTCGCGCCGAAAAGACTGACCCGGAATGGCTGCCAGTCGGTCGCCAGATCGGCGCACTCGCCAATGAGTGGGCTGGGCGGCACGACATTGTGGCCTACGTCGGCCCCGGTGCTGGCGGTCCAGCCCCGGCGTGCTTCATCCCGGCCACCGCTGAGGTTGAGGTCAACGTCGATGTGGCCTTCGGGTTCGGCGTCAAGCCAAACGAGATCGACCTCACGACTCGCGGCGGCAGGTACGAGTTCCCGGTCGCTACTGGCGCGATCTTTCACGAGGCGTGTCATGCGCGGTTCTCGCTGTGGAACGTGGAGCAGGCTCAGAAGGACTTGAAGCCTGACGAGTTCGCCGTGTTGTTGCTATTAGAGGAAGGGCGCATCGAATCTCGCGGGATCACGCACCTGCCTCGCATGCGAACCTTCCTGCGCTCTTGTGCGATGGAGTTGATCGTTGCCGATTCCACAGAGAAGTTTCGGACGATGGGAAGCGTGCAGGCTGCGGCCAACCTCACCGCGATGGTGTGGTCGCGTGTCGATGGTGGCGTCCTCCCGCTGCGCGATGTTGCCGACCTGACTGACCTGATTGACGACTGTCTAGGTCTGGAGGTTTCGATGCGGCTGCGCGAGATTGCTACCAAGGCAAGGGACAACAGGAACGATCACGACGGCACGGTGATGTACCCGCTCGCCATCGAATGGGCGCAGATCGTGCGCGACCTTGCGGCAGAGCGTGGCGAGAGCATCGTCAACGAGCCGATGCCGGGTGCGCCCGGTGAGGGTGAGGGCGAGGGCGAGGGCGAGGGCGAGGGTGCGGGTGCGGGTGAGGGCGAGCCTTCCGCTGAGGTGCAGGCGATGCTGGACGCCCTGAGCGACGCTGCCGATGCCGTCGCGGTCAGCACCTTCACCGCGCTGGATGAGTCAGAGCAGGGCGAGAAGGACGAGGAAGTCGTCAAGGAGCGTCAGGGTCGCGGAAAGGAGATTCAGAAGGCCAAGGAAGCCGCCGTCAAGGTGTTCGGTCGCGGGACCGGGCCGGGTGCTGGTGGAACATCGTCAACGCTTCGCAATGTTCGCCCACCGTCAGCAGACGAGCGGCGTGCAGCGCATGTCGTGGCGAGCAGGCTGGAGAAGGCCAAGTACCGCGACCGCGATGCGACCGACGTGAACAGCACGGTCCCACCGGGGCGGCTGCGCTCTCGCGCAATCGTGCAGGCCACCGCGCTGCGTGAGCGTGGCGTGATGCAGCAGGCAGAGGCGTGGCGGCGCACGGTTCGCAAGCAGACCGACGAGCCGACCCTGAGTGTCGGCGTGCTGGTGGACATCAGCGGGTCGATGGGCAGCGCGATGGAGCCAATGGCGACGGTTGCCTATGTGCTGGGCGAGGCCACGGCACGGGTGCAGGGACGCGCTGCGATGGTCTACTTCGGAAACAGCGTGTTTGCCACGCTGCGCCCCGGCGAGCGAGTCAAGGAGGTTTCGGTCTACACCGCGCCGGATGGGACGGAGAAGTTCGACGATGCGTTCTGCGCCGTTGACGGCTCGCTCAACTTGCTACATGGAAACGGGGCGAGGCTCCTGATCGTGGTCAGCGACGGGCACTACACCACACCGGAGAGCGCCGCGACGCGCTCTTGGATGCGTCGGTGCGCGGAAGAAGGCGTGGCCGTCGTCTGGATTCCGTTCGATGACGGATACATGGCTAAGCATTTCGCAAAGGCCGCAGGCGGGGTCGTGCTTCCCGGCATGCTCACTCCGACCGATGCGGCGCAGGAGATCGGCGCGGCGTGCGAGCGTGCGATCAACGAAACCACGGCAAGGAAGGCGTCGTGACCGGCGCGAGTTGCTATCAAGGAAGGGGGCCGTCCCTCCCCCTCAGATAGCAGCCCCGGCACGCGGTGCAAGCCCCCCACGGAACCCCCATCCCCCGTGGGGGGCTTGCTTGTGTCAGTCGCCTATGTCACAATGAAGCCACAGGCACGGTGCCTGAGCGGAAGGGGAGCAAGATGCAGGACATCGAAACCGACGAGGACACTCAGGTCGTGGAGTTCTTCTGCGACTTTGAGGGCGAGTACGTCCAGGTGGTCGTGGTCAACGATGACACGGACGCAGCGATGGAGGACGGGTGCCCGGATTGCGGCAAGGGGATGCTGTTCCGTGACGAGCGGGACTGCGACGAGTACCACCGGGACATGGAGGCCGACCGCCGCTTTGAGGAGTGGAGGGAGCAGCGCCTGATGCTCCGCTTGCTCGCTGATCCAGACACCCGGCTCTAGCGGCAAGGCGGGAGGGGAAACCCTCCCGCCTTTGTTGCTATCAAGGGATAGGGCGCGGCGCGGTAGCACTTGCCGGCTGGTGTGATACATTACAGACACAGGGACAACGGGGAGGTGAAGAAATGCAGAAGATCCAAACGTGGGTTGCCAAGACCGGCGAGGGGATGGGCGAGATTCTGGTCACCATCTACGGCGAGGGTGCCGATATGACGGTGACGGTCGCGCAGCGTGAGTGGCCGTCAAGCATGTGGGGACCGCCAGAGTACGCGGAGCGCCGCTAGCGGCGCGGTGACGGCGGGAGGGAAACCTCCCGCCGTTGCTATCAAGGGAAAGCACACGACAACGGAAGGGGCAAGACAATGGAAACTGCTATCAAGGGAATAACGACGGGACTCGTGGACGCTTACGGGTCCGAGTGGGACGCTCAACTCACGGAGTGGACAGATGGCACGGTGACCGTGGAAGCCACCACGGTCGCAGGCTGCCCGTGGGACAGCGAGTTGGTCTACACGGTCGAACTGAACCTAGAACGGTGGCCTACGGTGGCCGAACTGGGCGAGGTCTTGCCGAGGTGGCTGGAGCCTTGATCCGCGCAGCGCGAGGGGTCCACCTCCCGGTGGACCCCTCGCCGTTTCTGCTATCAAGGGAAGGCGCCCTGATAGCAGGGCAGGCAGGGGGAGGGGGAACATAAAAATCGATTTGTATGTCGGCCCCCCTCCCCCACCCGTCAGCCCACCACACTTGCGCCCTTCCTGCTATCAAGTAAGGGGCGAAGCCCCTTACTTGACCACCACACTTCCCTTGATAGCAGGATTAAGATAGAATACGGATGTACGGCAGGGTGCCGTACAGAAGGGGCAGGGATGGCAGACAAGGGGACCACCGCCGTGGTTGCATCATTCCCGGCGTGCGACTTCCGGTGCGGCAATGTCGCACGGTTCGACGGGCGCACCACGATGGGGCCGTGGGCCTACATGTGCGTGGACTGCTGGGTCAAGCACGGCGTGCGGAAGTTGGGCACCGGGTACGGCCAGCGGCTGGCATTGGGCGGCTGACCGGCACGGATGCGGCAGGGGGTCGGGGAAACCCGGCCCCCTGCGCTTGCGTGTAGGGCGGCTGTGATACGATGACGACATGCGGCACGGCGCCGCAGGGAAGGGGACACCATGTACGCGAGCGAGGCGCAGGCGCAGTTCCTGCGTGACTTGATCGCCACCCGCGAGTGGCAGGTGCGCGGCTGGAATCAGGAGCAGGCCGAGGCCATGCTCACGGCTGGCACGCTTGGCAAGGCCGAGGCATCGGCTCTCATCGACGCGCTGCGGCAGGCACCGCGCAAGGCTACGGGCGCGGTTGCTATCAAGGGAAGCACCGCTGGCCTGAGCGAAGGCATGTACCGGAGCGGCGACGGCAACATCTACCGGGTGCAGGCGTCGCGTGAGTCTGGGCGACTGTACGCAAAGCGGCTCGTATGGGATCTCGCACGGGACGATAAGCCCCGTTTCGAGTACGACCGGGGCGCGGTGTACGCGCTCACTCCCGCCGACCGTATGAGCGTGGAGGATGCACGGGCGTGGGGCGTGGAGACTGGCGCGTGCTGCGTGTGCGGTGCGTTTCTGACGGACGCCAAGAGCGTTGCACGCGGGATCGGTCCCGTGTGCGAGGGTCGCGTCTAGGGGGTGCAGGGGGCCGGGAAACCGGCCCCCTCGCCACCCGGCGCGGTTAGTTGCTATCAAGGGAAAGGGACACCATGAGAATCTGCAATCACGAGATCTGCGACGGCAACGTCGATGATCCGACCTACGCCTACTGCGATCTACCCGCAGCACACGGGGGAGAGCATCAGTTTCTGCTATCAAGGGAAGGGGAGGTGAGAGGGATGCTTACGAAGGACGAAATGCTCGCGCAGTACGAGGTGCTGGGGTTCTCGTACGGGATGTGCGTGGTGCGCCGGAAGTCTGACGGGGTGCGCGGGGTGATGCTGTTCACGCCCGACGCGGATCGTCGTTATTACGACTTCCAGCCAGCCTAGATAGCAGGGGGCCGCTTGTGCGGTCCCCTGCCCTGGGGGCGACCATAAAAATCAATTTTTAGGGAGGCCCCCGAGCGCGGCCACCCCACGCTTGCGCGTGAGGTGCTATCAAGGCACTGGGGCGCTGCCCTCTCTCCCCAATGGGGCGCTGCCCCAATGGGGCGCTGCCCCAATGGGGCGCTGCCCTCTCTCCCTTGATAGCAGTTTGCGCCGATTCGGCGTTTCGACTTGCGCGGTGTCAGCCACCTATGCCATAATAGGTCTTACCACGGAAGGCCCGTGGGAATGACGAAGGGATGCCAAAATGGCTTCTGTTCGGAAGAACGCCAAGGGCACGGTCACCGTGACCCGCCGGGGCGCGGTCAAGGCCACGCCCGAACTCGCCGCCGCTGTGGCGACGGTCAGCAACATGCGGGCGGCGATTGCCGACCTCACGGTTGAGGAGAAGGCTGCTAAGGCCGTCGTCCTCGCCGCCACGGGTGAGCGCAACCGCCTCATCCTTGACGAGGCTGGGGACGTTATCTGCGAAGTGCAGATGATCGACCGCAGCACCTGCACGGTGGACGGGTTCGTGGAGGCGCTCGCGGCGCTCTATCCCGCCGTGTGGCGGGTGCTGATGGACACCGACCCCAAGGCGGTTGAGGCTGCCAAGGCTGAGGCGACCACCACCAAGCCATACCCCAAGGTGCTGCCCAAGTAGCACCCTCCCCCCTGCGCGGGGAGTCGGACCCCCCTCCCGGCTCCCCGCGCCCTACCTTTCAGAAGTTGCTATCAAGGGAAGGATGGACACCATGCAGGACACCTACGCCGACACGGCCACGATGACGGTGACGGATCGGATCGCCCTGGGGATGTGGGGATACCGCCCCGTGCCCCCTAAGGGCTTCCTACAGGCCGCAATCGGGTGCGCGGCCACCGAAGGGTGGTCGGAGACGTACGAGGCGGGAGACTGGCCCACGCTGCTCCGGTCAGCCCTCGCCGTCGCACCGGCTAAGGGCTTGTGCGGGTGCGGGTCGGAGATCCACACGCTGGACTAGTTGCTATCAAGGGAAGGAGCGCACAGCGCACCGGGAGCCGAATGGCCCCGGTGCGCTGTTCCTTTGCTAGCAGGACGCGGGGCGCGGTGGGGGCGAACATAAAAATCAATTTTTATGTCGGCCCCCCGCCCGAACCCCCGCCACGCTTGCGCGTGACCTGCTATCAAGGGAAGGGGCTTCGCCCCTCCCTTCCTGCCATTCCCTTGATAGCAGCAATCCGACTCCTTGCGTGTCGAACTTGCACATGTCAGCCACCTATGCCACAATGAAGACATGCGGCACGGCGCCGCAGGGAAGGGGACCGAAATGTTCAAGGCACCGCAGACCGGGGATCGCATCACTGGCCTGACCATTACCTACCGGGATGGCATGTCCTACACCTTCGAGATGCACGCGACCCTGGGCGAGGGTAAGGCTGCCCACTTTCTGGCAGGCTGCGCCCCGTCAAACATCGCCACAGTCCACCTCTTCACGGAGGATGGCATGTACACCCTGTTCTCCCTCGGTGTGGGGACTCTTTACGGGGCAGACTGGCCCCAGTAATCGTGAGCCGGGGGGCGCAAGCCCCCCGGCACACCGGGCGCGGTTAGTTGCTATCAAGGGAAGGGGAGCGGCACGCATGAAGACTCACAAGCAGGAGCCAATCGTTGCCACGCGGGGGCTTGTCGTCATCGGGTGCGAGTGCGGTTGGGTCCACAGCGAGCGCAAGGGATCGGATGCCGCCGCTGCACGCAAGGCGGCACGGGTGGCATACGCCGCACACAGAGTTGCTATCAAGGGATAAGGGAGGACAGGGAATGAGTGAGGCAGCAGTCATCACGGGCGCGGGAATCGAAAGGCTCCGCGTGTTCTGCGCCAAGCAGGCGCTGGAGATCTACATCAGTTCGGAAGGCCAGATGGAGGTCACGCGGGGCGGCACGCAGACGGCGCTTCGCATCGTCGCGGGATACACGGGCAAGACGTACAAGCGCAGCATGGCAGGCAAGCACGAGGCGCTCGCTGACGCCGAGGACTTGCTATCAAGGGAAGGGAGGTGAGAGGGATGCAGTACGGCGTAGGAGATCGGATCTCATACGAGGCGTTCGGCGGTGAGGTGCGAACTGGCACCGTGACCGAGAAGCACGACGACGTGAAGAAGGGCCGACCGGGGTTCGACATGGTACTTCCCGACGGGACGGCCGTATGGGGATACGACGACCAGATTACGGAGGTTCTCAGATAGCAGGCTGGCAGGCTCCCCGTGCGATGCGCGGGGAGCCTGTCGCGTGCGGCGGCGGCGGCGGACATAAAAATTGATTTTTATGTCGGCCCCCCGCCCCACGCTTGCGCGTGACCTGCTATCA